AACAGGAGTCACTGTGTTATAGGTGGGATCAACTACTCTTATATCCGGCTCTTCTAATATTGTCCTATTAATTAGGTACTCCTGAAGCCCTGTCTTAAGGACCGATGACGGTGTACCTCCCCCACTTGGAACAACAGGTACTTTTGCAGATAGTACCCCGTAAAAGTTTTTTATTACCCTGCTTATCGCTACCCCGTCATAGGAATTGGCTAGGGCTTCTCCGTCCGTACTTGTTACAAACCTGTCTCTAGATTTAAGTACAAGAGGGCCTAAGTTTTTCCCGTTATCTATACTTTCTGCACTTGATCCTCCCGTGAACGTAGTCAAATTGGATACCCCAACAACATCTGAATCAGAACCTGCATAGTTCACAATGGAATTTAGCTTTGTAACATTACTTAAAGGGCCTCCGCCTATTGCGTAAGTTGCAAGGATATCGTAGTTTTCTGGAATCTTCCCGTAAGTACCGTCACCGAATAGAATATAAGAACTGTCATCGGTGTTGTACCTTAACAAATAGTGTAAGGCTATGTTATCGGAATCTACAAGAGTAGTTTGTACTTCCCAAGGAACAGAATTGATAACTATCTCTAACGTATCCCTTATTATATCTAAGTCGGGTAGGTCAAACTCCTGCCAAGAAGAACTTCCGTCTGATGTCCCTATGTCTTGAATACTCTTTGTATCCTGTTGATAAGCCGTTACAATAATAGAGTATAGCTCAACGGTATGATTCCCTGATCCATCGTCGGTTAACACTATTGTAATACCTTTTAGGGCATTGGATAACGTCGTTGATAACAATATTTCCGTATCAGAAACGTAGACGACAAAGTAATCTGTATCAACTGCAAGAGGGTCAGGTAATGTGTCATCGCTAACCACCCTCACCTTTTCTCCAGTGGTGTAAACCCTAACTACTGTCAAATAATTATTGGTTACGTAGTCAGTTGTGAACCCCTCTACGGTTTCGGAAACAACTACACTAGCCCTAGACTCAAATTTCCTAGAGGACACTACTAGGGACCCTTCGTTCCTAGCTGCCAAATCAGCAATAGCTAACGACTTAGGAAAGGTCACGTTGTCTGCATCCAAATAGAAACACAGTGAACCAGAGCTTGTAGATTTCTCGGCTAAGTGGTAGTCTATCAGGGCTAATAAATCTGACACGGCCAATCGAGTAAACGCAGTCCTTAGATAAGATTCATTAGTGATAGCGTTGAGGTACATGCTTAGTACGTCATGACTCCCCGCTATTAAGTTTTTAAACCATACTGGCTTATCCACCAAGTTATCGTCACTGTTTATATCTGCCAGCACAGATTCAAACGTTCTACTTGTATACTGGATTACATTGTTCATTGTTACCTCACTAATTCAAAACTGTTTGACCTTGGTGTTTCATAGTCACTAAATAAAAAATAAAAAATTTCAATATTTGTCTCGTCTCTTTTTTGTTTTATACCTATACTATTTTGACTTACAGCTATTCGCCTATCTGGGTGACCCGTTGTCCCATCGGAAACCAAACTATTTCGGTAAGCAACCGCCGATGCAATTTCATACTTACCTAGTACTTGTAGCTTTACTGTATTGGGATTATTTTCGTACTGATCCAATCCAGCAGCTAGTCTACGACTATAGAACAAAGACCTTTTATTTTGTAACAGTAGTTCAAAAAGGTCGAACCTACATTCTAATTCTAGATCTCTGGTTTCCCCATAGTAAAAAAATAAGTCCCAATCTTGTAATTCGTCTGATTCTGCCATTACTTAACCTTTATTAGTAAACTCAATATTTTCGATAGTGTCGGCATAATGTTAAGAAGAAACCCTGTTCCAAGTAGGGTTTTAAGTGCCGCTCCCCCGTCATTCGGTACAGGTGTCCAACTAGTGAAATCCGTGTTTAATTGGGTTAGAGCATCTACTAATTTTTGTAGGTCTGACTTTAATTGGTCACCTAGCACCATAGATTCTTCCCCGTCAAACAGTATTAGTTTTCCCGATTTGACTTGTATGTTCCAACTACTGTCGCTGGGATGCTCGAATATTATTGCATCCTTGGTCACTCCTTTCCAATTCTCTGGAACCATACCTTGAATTTCTGAACAAGGGGGGCCGTAAACAGGTTTACCACTGTCCCCCTTGATAAAGTATACATCTACATAACTTCCTAACTTAGGGATAATCATACCGTTTGTTTGACGGGGATGTGCCCATATAGCTTCTTCAGCAGTGTAGAACCCTAAGTCCTCTATAATAACTTGAACTCTACCTATATTGTAGGTATCAACCACACTACTGACCTTCCCAGTGTAATGCCTAAGGTAGGTAGTCTCTTCTTGTACGATATCTTTTATCTCTTGATAAAGGTCGTCCTCGTTCTGTCCCCCGCTCATACTATAGATCCTCCTATTAAGGTAAACCCGTCTACAATATCTAGATCCATTTTATACCCGCTGGAATCAATTGTGTGTTTAACCTTTCTAGCATAGTAATTTATCAAGTGTGTCTTAGGGTTTATAGGAGTGAACCAGTCCGGGAACCCTTCCCCAAACAACACCTTCAAAGGGGCACTCATTAGAGGCATTCCTAACATCTTAACGCTCATAGAATAGCCTAATCCTTGAGGGGCTGTACTTAACTCTATCGGATCAAAGGCCCACTCTATCTCCGCGAAGGTTCTTGTATTCAAATACTGTTTCAGTAATGCTGCTCTGTTAGTGAAGTCAGTAGTACCTTTTAGTTTTTCTGCTACTCTTTCTGGTTTGAATTCGTAAGCCAAAACTTTATCCCTTTTGGTTACATACCTGATGAACGTAGGCTTACCGTCGGGACCCGTTATAATTCTTACATTGCTACCAGATCCAGAACTCCCTTGATGATTTTTCCAACTGTAGTCTATAACATTAGCTACCCCTTTCTTGTAGTCTAAATATATACTATCCCCCGCAATAGCTCCGCTCATTAATGTGCTTATTTGCCTTTGCCCTATATACTGAGGGGATATAAAAATGGCCGTTAACCCTCCAGAAGGACTTGTACTAATTCTAAATATACATCTCCATTCACGAGCTAACCTCAACAATAACTTATAGTTTGTCTCCCTCTGCATAACCTGAGTATTTTTATTTAGTATCTCTGTCGCTTGAGTAAAGTTAATGTAGAACATTTCCACCCCCATATCCGACAATAGGTTGGATACAAGAATTCCTTTGGTCATTCCCGAATGAACTTTGTGTTGTTTAACATCTAACATTTCATAACCGTAAAAGTTACAGTTAAACGTTATCCTTCCATCGGGTCCTGCCGAACCTGAAGGGTTCGTAATATAGACCGTTACCCCTGTTCTTGAAAGACCTCCATCTAATTGGTCTGGATTCTTTATTGCCAGTATACTCGCATTCTTAGAAAGGTCAGGGCTCAAGTAACCAAAAGACAGGTCCAGTTTTGCACCTATCCTTAGAACCTTAGAGTAGTAGTGTGTAGGGTCATTGATTACTAATGTCCCTGTAGAGTACCTTCCCAACTCCTCTTCGAAGGTAAAAGACACAATATCTTCGCTCATCCCTTTCGGGGGCAATAGAATATCCTTACTACTAACAGAGAAAAATGCACTGTCCTGAGTCTCTAGTCCAGCTATTATCATAAAGGTATCTCCAACTTCCCTATCTTATTCATGTCAAACCTTTTCTCCATTAGTACTACTCTATTCAATTCAAACAATTTATAGGATAATAGTTCGTTACCCTCCCCGAACACTTCTTGCCGTGTGGCTATTTCGTCCAGCTTATCTTCGGATTTTACCTTGATCGTTGTTCGTACCTCATAAGAGGGGTACTCCCTCATCGTCTTTATGTTCACCGTTTTACCTTGTGCATTTGTAAAACTTTCAGTATCTACTGGTATGTACCTCATTAGTATGGCCTCCTACCTACACGTTGGGATTCAATTATATCAAGGGTTTGAATAACCATACCAGAAAAGCTTGCAAACTTCCTGAACACCTCTTCCCCTTTGTACAATATATTTGTTTCGTCCATCCAAAGTTCAATTGACACGTTTGTTAATGTGGGCATTGATAACTGATTCACCCAACCTTGAGGAGTAACAAAATCGCATTTCTTTACTTTGTATATCAAGGGAACAGATCCCGTTCCCCAGGAGAAAAGAACCTCCGGGTTAGGTTGAAACTGGTTAGAGAATATTCCCTTAAATCCTGTTGCTCGGTTACGCAGGTTTTCAAACTGTGCTCTAGCTAAACTGTTACCTACACTATTGTTCCTCTTGATGACAGGTAGGGTAAAACTTACCTTTCTATTACCTCCTCCACCATAGGTCATAGGTTGGAAATTTTGTCCTGGTATAGGGGACTCTGTCCATATAACGTCTTTGACATCACTAATATCTCCAGGTATAGTTGGGGAAGTTATTAGCTGACCATTGTCTATATCGAACAAAAACCAAGGAAGGTTGAAGGCAAAGTTAGGTAGGTTGAAATTCATCTGGTGCCTCCTCTAAATTTCTGTTCTCTTAGCATATCTTGTAAAGAACCTTTCACTGCTCTACCTGTTTCAGAAGGGTTTTTTTGTCCCTCAACGTTTACGGTTATACTGTTGTTTATGGTGGTTGTAGAGTCGCTGCTTACTTTTTTGTTGTTGTTGTTGGTAACTCGGTTTACATTATTGGAAACTTCATTTTCTTTACCCTCTTTTATACGTCTTATATTTTCAGAAGCAGTTCCCCACGCTCCCATTTGTTCGCTTAAACGGTCCAAAGTTCGTTGGTTGTATTTGAGGGCGATACGAGCTTCTTCTTTCTTTAGCCGTTCAAGTTCCTTTACGTCCCCCTTTCTCCAGGCGTTGAACGTCTTTATACCTATGACTAAATCTTCTATGGACGATGCTACAAGGTCAAAGGTTTGGCCTATCCCTCTAATAATAGGGCCTAATACCATGCTCATCCCGTTTCCCAAAATACGGAAAGCCCCTGAAAGACCCCCAACGGTTCCGGTTAAACCTAGTATAGAATCAGATATCCTAGTTAGACTATTCAACATGCCTTCTAGTTCTGCCACGGTATTTACAGAACCTTCTGAAAGACCTTTGAAAAACTCCACTGAATTCTCCATCGCCCCCACGAACATTTTAGCCAAGAATTGAACCGCTGGTTCCAGACTGATCATCATAAATTGAATTACGGAAGATATCTTAAACAATGCAATATTTGCCAAGTCCGTAATATTTAAAAGGGTTTTCCCAAACATTCTTTCCATACCTGCCATGAAGGTATCCCCTACCCTTTTTAACATTCCCCAAAACTGGACAACCAATTCCAAAGCGTGTTTGAATACATTGGCGACAACTGTACCCCACCTGACAAACATAGCTCTGTTATTATTTACCCATTCAAGAACTTTTTGCAAAGCCGGGATCATTTCCTTACGCAAGGGCCATAGAAAATTCTCCATGAATATACTTCCAGCCGTTTCAAATGTTTTACTTATCTCGGGTATTTGTCTAAGCGAGCTACGGATAAGTCCTATCATTGCTCCAGCTTTCGCCATTACCCCCATGATGTTCATAGTGGAGAGCTTCACTTGTTGTTGGGCCTTGTTAGACTCATTCTGAAACTGAGAGAAGTTTTTATTCATCGTCTCAATTCCGCTATTAATAGAGTCTATCCCCTTCGTGAACATGGTCGGGTCAAATGTTAGTGCTACATCTTCCAAAGCTAATCCCCTTCTTTGTCGTTACTCTGTAGGTCCTGGATCCTTAAGGACTCCCATAGGTACAATTTAAACTCGTCTAAAGGCATAATGTCCAATTGAAGTTTACTCACTCCGCCTTTGCTGTAGTGCATTATTAAAAAGGACTCGGCCACGTAGACCTTCCTGTCATAATCTAAAAACCTAAGTCCAAAAGGAATCCATAGATCCCTCTCTAGCTCCCCTGCAAATTCAAAAACGTTTACTGGAGAGCGGAAGCGAAAAAATTAGAACTACTAATCTGCACCTCCCACTCCTTCCCGCAATTACTACACGATTTATGAACCTTAGGATTAATTCCGTACTTGTTTATTCGTTCCGCAATTTCTCCAAAGACTTTTTTAATGTTTTCCATACGGTTGAAAACAGTGGTTCCAAAAGCCCTTCTCCAAACATCATCCACCTCAACACCGTTAACTCTAGTGATACACTGTCCATAGACGTGGTACTGTACCTTTATAAAGTTGGATCCACCCACTTGGTGAAATGCTTTAATGTAATCCTCCGTACAAGGAAACCTTAAAGTTATGATGTTCACCTCCTCTTCTGAGGTATGGGACTTTAGAACAATAACTTGTCCCAAATCTACGTCAAATTCTAACTCACTTATATCCTCCATATAACCTACTGCTAAGTCGGTTAAGCGGTCTCTAGTGTCAATAACTATACCGTCCTCTTCCGTCTTTTCAGAAATTACCTTATGAGAACAACGGGGACAAATATATAGTCCTTCAATATAATCTTCTCCTTCGTAGTAATCTATCATCACCATAATGCAGATGAACTCTAAGGTTTTATTGGACGTTTTACCGAGTAGGGTTTTTATATTTGACGGGTCGGTAATCTCTCCGCTCTCCCCGAATAGTTTAACACAACATCCCGCAGCAAATACCCTCATTCCTTGGTACTCGTTGGACCTACCTAAAACGTCCTTAACGTCGGCCAATATAGCCCCAGAGGGGCGTTTTAACTCCGCCTTATCATAAACCTTTCCTTCCCCTGAAACAAAGGGTATTGGTAATCTTATTTCCATAGCTTCATTCCTTAGGTGTTTACTATATCAAAAGGGGCAACAACAACCGTGATCTTAGCATAATCGGGATTTCCTGCATCATAGGCGGGTTCCGTTACACTAACTATTTCACACTGGGTATAGATTTTCCTTTTGAACTCTATACCGTGAGCGTCGGCTCTTATTATCTCACAATCTTTCACTTCATTTTCATCAAAGAACGTATCAAAGAATTCTAGAGTATTAGTGTTCCTCTCCAACTTGTACGTATATGCTAATTGAGGAAGTTTCTCAATACCACTTTGAACGTCTCTTATGCGGCGAAACGACGGAACTTCTACCGTCCTTTTCTCCCGTATTATTTCTCCAACATTAACTAGTCCAGGGACCTCTTCTCCGTCCCATAAGACTTTTTTCTTTTCTACCATGTCGTTATTTTGCATTGCCTCTCCTTATCCTAAAAGCATTAGTCCAACGCCTATCTTGATACTTCCGGCTGGGGAAGGATAGGTAAACCATGAATCAATATTCCTTTCTCCGTTTTCTATACTGGATTGAGGGTTATTGATGAAATCTGCCTGAACTTCATAATGGTCAGACTCTTTTGTTGATTTTGATGTCTCAGGATCAAAGGTCTGCCCGAAGGTCTCGCCTTCTGGAGCGTTTCCAGTGCTTCCTCTTCTCCAAAGATTGTTAAAGAACAAAATGACAGCCGAACGGCTTGCCTGAATTCTTGCGTAGTTATTCGGTTCGTTAAGGCTTAATTCCAAGGAATCAATAATAGAAACCTTTATATATTCCCTCATCATTATACCGTTCCCGAACTGGAACTCTTTAGTTATGGACGGAGTATAAAAACTCTTGAGGATGATACCTGTTCCCCTTACATTTCTAATGATGTTCACTCCTGCCTGAGCAATGTCTGTTCTATCTAGGTCCCCACTAATTTCCCCGACTACGTCGGTTACTCCAAAATAGGGCATAGATGCAACAGCCGGAACCCAGTGAATACCGTTGGTTCCCATGCTTCTAATCCATAGGCCCATAGTTAGAGCACAACTAGGAATTTTCCTTTTCGGAGCGGTTAGAGACGTTGAAAAAGTGTCTTCTTTTTCAAACCAGTTAGCCACAATTACACCAAGAACATCATCACTTCGCTGGAAATTATTTCCTCGTGTGATAAGTTGGGATTTTGTCTGATCCTCTGGAAAGTTGTACAACACCTTTGGAAGGTCGTTACGTCCTCTACAGTAGGTTTCCAGAGCTTTTTGTACCGTTTCATCCGTTGTTTCTGGGTTACAAAGTAGCCTGATTGGGTCCTCGTCCAATGCTGCAAGGGTGGCTGTCCAATACGCAGAACTTGCAGGGGAAGTACCGTCCGCACCACTCGACAAATATGTTACGGTGGACACCTCTGCGGGGAAGTATGTAGCTCCTACCCCAGTGGCGGGAGCAAGATATGTGACACTTATCTTTTTAGAATTGGCAAATACATTCTCCACGTAATAATCTGTTACGTCACTTTCCAAAGTACACCAAGATTCCCCTAGTTCCGTATCTACTTCATTTACGATACCCGATAAGGTTTTCCTGTAGGTTTTAATTCTAAACCCTTCCACGGTTACAACGTCATCAACCTCAATATTTGCCGCACCATCAAAGGCCCCTGTAAAGTTAATCCTTCCCAGTCCTTCATCGACACTTGTGACTTTTTTGTATACCGTAGCTCCTCCTCCTCCGGTTGCAACTACTTTGATTATGTCCCCATTTTTAACGTCGGCAACGCTATCAACTAGGATGAATAGGTCAGAAGAGGTTCCTGTTGCGGAAGATGCAGTGGTGAAACGGTCCCCTTTTTCAATGGTGTACCCTGTCCTATTGCCAGAAATACCGTACTCTAAATTGGCTTTGTATGCTGCATCGATCTTCAGTACGTCGGCCGCAGCACCGTCTTCAGCATTACCCGTTGCAACAACAGCGTCAACCGTCCCAGCTCCATCATTCCCTACGTAGGAACTAACGAAAAGCTTGGCATCAACTCCAACAACATTAGCAAAAAAACCCGATACAGAGTCCCACCCGTAATAGGTTTCAATTACATTCTCTCCAAATATTTCCCTAAACTCTTCTGGGTTTCTTATTTGAAAAGAAGCAATAAATTTCCTTTCAAAGAACCCTACTATCCCTCCAATGAGGAAGTCAGAAGGCTCAACGTTTTTAGATTTTTTAGTGGGTAGACTTTCGCCGTATATCCCTTGTCTCCTTAGTTTTGTCAACTAGACCTCCTTAATTGTAAATTTATTTGCAACTTGCTTAGTCCAGTCCTTGTGATCAAGGATAGCCCTTGTAAGGGTCCGGGGGATTGTACCCTCAAACCTGTATACTTCCCTTCCTATGTGTAGGTCAAAAGACCTGTTTTCCCGGAACCGGAAGATAATATCCTCTGGGGCTTTACCTTCCTCAACAGTAAGGTCTTTCACTTCTTTATTTTCTTTATCTTTTTTGGCCATACTTCTCCTTTAGGTTATTATTTAATACTAGTTGTAAAGTTAACGGACGAGGTTTTTGGTAGAATCTTAGGGGCATATAACTCCTCTCTTATGCTAACATTAACCGGGAATTGAATCTTTGGTATAATATCATAAGATTCAGTAGGGTAAAGTTCTGTAGGAGGTCCGGTTAATTCTATATTACACCTTCGGCCATTCACCCACAACTTTCTTTTTCCTATAAACATTCTAACGATTTTGACAATATCACTAAACGGTTCAAGCTCCTCTTTTGTTTCACAGTCCAGTAAAATATCCCACAATAGGTATTGACCTACTTGACGTTCCTGGAAAGTGTCATCGGTCTTTACAGAATCAATTATGTGATCCAGTTCATTGACTAACATTTGTCTATCGGATTCAAAACCCCATAAGGTAATCGCGGGTAATGCTATCTCCTTTTGAAGCGTTCCAAATAGTATAGGGTACTGTATTCGTACTTCCCCAGCATTGTAATCATTTAGTAATGTTTCCCCGTCAAATAATGGTCCAAAATAAAATCTTTTACCGTCTACCCTAACCACTTGGTGAACTTCTGAGTTGGTCCCGTCGTCTATATCTACTACTGCATACCTGTCCAGAAATTCTGGGTATACCGTAAAATCTATGTAGTTATTACCTACTATCCCTACTATAGTGTCTATGGAATCAAAACTAAAGAAGTTGTCCCTTAGGTATTCTAATTCGTCTTTTATACCTTGGAAAAGATCCAAGGGAAAATCGTCCGTGCAAACTAGAGAGTAGTTAAGAATAAGATGGTCGGTGTCTCCATGTAACGATGTTATTTTTATCTTTTCTAATGTGTCGATATCACTGACGTTTATATGTACCCAATAAAAATCCTTCATAACAGGTAAATAGAATACCTGCCCAGTAGCTAACTCGATTTTATAACTATAATCAGAAGCGGTTTTATAGGTTTTGCTACCTTTAGTTCTTGAAGATACCCATATAATGAAACTCGTGTAGCCAGTTATATCCTCAGAATAGGTTTTTTCAACATAGGAATTTTCTCCTGAAAACTCAACAACTAGGGAAGCACTTGTATTCCCTGCCCTGAATTCCTCAAACTCATTGGTTCCATAGATAACAGCTTCAGCAGAAGCACTCCACCCCGTTGTACTGTCTATATTGTCTATAATTTTTTTCATGTTTTAGTTATCCAGGTTTTGAACTCGTCCAATTTCTTTTTACTACCTTGGTTTATAAACGTCGTCATTGCCCTTCTTACCTCTATGGACTGTTCTTTTTTAACTCTTCTCTTACGAATTAAGTGCCTTCTATAGGACAATAATAACGCTGGACGAGGAGGAATTTTTATCAGTGTGGTTTCCCCACTCTCTTCCGTACGCTTCACGGTTGCACCATGTTCATGGATCTTAAATAAATCCTTTAGACTCAACTTCCCGCTCCAATGTTGTTCCCTAGATGGTTGTAGTATCCAACCATTTCCTTTCTTTATAACCTCCAGCATGTTGGCATAACTACCTTCTTTTTCTCTATCTCCTTTTCCGTATAACGGTGAGGTAGGACGTTGGTAGCCTTTCCGTTTTTTCCTTAATATTGTCTCATCAACCAGTCTCTCTAGTTTTAGTGTGTTACCTTTAATTCCATCATGAAAAATCTTTTTGATTTCCAATAAATCTCTCTTAGCATAACCAGAAATAACATCCCCCACCATCTTTGACAGCCTTTGGATCCTTTTTCTTTTTGCCCAATACTCATTCGAATAGGTTACTTTAACGACCATTATTTTCTAGTCAACCCTAGTACAATATTAAGATAGGCATGGCTGAACATGTTCTTTTGTAACTTGTCTTTTATGGTGTACAAATCCCCGTTATATCTTACTTCGTAACGAGTAGTATCAATGTCCCGGTAGGTTAAACATTTATCTGTCAGATGCTTTGTTGCTAATGTCATCAACACATCTACTCTTTCTTCTAACCCTGCCTTTTTAAGTTGCTTATCTGAAGGACTTATAATAATAGGGAAGGCATGAAGCGTACATTCCGTTGGAACCCTTTTCTTTATAGATCCAAAGTTATCTCTTACTATGGTAGCTTCTGAATTCGCCAGTAGGATAATGTCCCTTCCCCTCTCATAAAGGTAATCTGCAGCGTCTTGAAGAGCATTTAATTCTTCTAACTCTATGCCTTTTGTATAACTCATTACACACTTCCCGTTACGCTACTGATATATTCTCTTAGTATAGCCATTGCTTGACGTTTAAGGTCATTCCTTAGGTCCTGGTATTTTCCTCTATTGCCGTAATTTCTACCGTAGGCCTCTACGCTTATAGATCCTCCACCTGTACGAGCACCCACAAACCCTAATAACTGTTCTGCACAAAGGTAAATTATAGCCTCCTTTATATCGTCAGGGTAATCCGACTCGCCTAGTGTGTAAGTGACTTTTATGTTTCTCTTACCCCTTCTAAAATACCCTACTAGGTTTCCTTCATTTTGGTTACTTACCTTTTTTATTATGCCCCCCTCTATAAGAATAAGTCCTCCAAGTCCAATTTCGGAATCGTTATCCCCTCCACTAACATACTCTACTCGTACAAGGGAGGTAGCATTTCTGTTACTCAACATTAACGTATCGGTACTAGTTCCAGAAAGATGCTCTACTTTTTCTATAACTCCATCAAAAGGAACTCCTGTGATTAACTTTACTTGAGGAACAATAAACCTGTCTCGCCTTTTGTTCATCCAATCGTCGCTAAGTATAGACGCAGTTATGTTGTAACCTTCTAAGAACTCTCTGATTTCTGTTGCTGTTGGGACTGCCATATGAAAGACCTATTTTTCCTCAATTGGTTTTTTACCTTGTTCTTAACTCAATAATCTGCTTTTCTAGATCGTTTATTTTCTTTTCTTTTTCTTCAAATTTTCTTTTAAGTAGTTCAACAGACACTTGAACTTGGTTTTGTCCTATTAGTTCGTTGTGGACTCCTGTTAGAGTTTGCGTTGATTGTACTCCAACAACTGCCTTACCTAAAATTTGAAGTGCTCGACTTATTTCTTGTTCCATAACTATACTTTTATTAACTAGGTACGCCATAACTGACAGCGAAAGGACGGGTATCGACTATATCAACAATACCCGTTCCTCCGCCTTCTACTAAAATTCTTGCCACGGGGACCACCTGCGAACTCGAAAAGGGTCCGAATTCAATTGGTGTGGCCTCCGCTAGGAGTCTTGAGGTATACTGGTCAGAGGAAATAACCATAAAGAATGCCCCCTCTGTTCCGTCGTCGTCAGGCCCTTTAGGAACCTTTAGAATCGTATGGATTGCCCATCGATTTGAAATAAGGCCTGTTAATCCTCCAGCCCCATCGTCGTACGATTCAGGCGCGACAAATGGGTTTTGAAATGACAAAGTCGGTCCGCTACTAATAACCCTCAATCCCGAGATATTGGTGTCCTCACTAAAAGTATGTTTAACTCTCTCAGCATCGAATAATATACCTCCCGATGTTTGGTCCATCTGATACGCTGTTGTCCCGTTTTCCTCTATCCACCCTCCACTATTAAGAGCGTAAACGCCAGCCCCGAAAGCGTCCCTTTGGTATATTCGTTGACTAATCAAATGTCCCCCCGTGATAAAACGGTCATCCCGAACACGTTGGATGGAGTGATTAGTGTCAGAGAAGGAAGTAAGACGAGCTAGTGTTGCTTGAGTAGTAAAGTCGTTATCAGTCCATTCCCCAAGGTCGCCAGAAGTATTCCTGAACACAAGACCGCTACTGTACAAGTATACAAATACTGTATCTTCGGCTGGGGATGTACTGAATCCTGGGTCTTGTCCGGTGATTCCGCCATAATTGTAATGTACTCCTTCAAGATCGTATTCGCCAGCCTCTATGTCGATCAGTGTATCATCTCCTACATTTATTGAAACCTTGCACCCGATAACTATCCCAGTGTTCCCCAGTTCCTCCGAAGTGGCTAACTTCTGCCATCCAGCCGTTCCCGTACCTGACTTCTTGATATACATGTGACCGTTCGTGGTGTCATTTGCCAAGCCTCCAGGACCAGATGTGATGTCAAGCTCCGGTGTTGCCCCTATATGGAACATATCGAAATAACCTGACGTATTTTCCCATCTTTGGATAGCGGTTGTGTTTGCCTCATTGGTGTCAACATGGAGTTTTAAGGCGGGTACATCGGTTCCCATCCCAATATTTCCGGTATTGAAATAAATATTAGAGCCAGAGGTGAACCAAGGGGAATCCACCGTCGAAGTAATCTCTAACCATGTTGGAGCTATTGATGTAAGTTTCCAAACAGAATCGTTATCTAGCTGATCTGCGTATTTACCTATATCTTCAGTAATAAATCCGGTTGCATTTGTTCGTTCCGTCGCATCTGCATACTCAAAATTTGATATTGCATGTCTATAACCTAGTCCAGCGTCTTTATGATGTCCCATAATTACCCAAAGTTGTACATTACATTTCCATTAGATGTCATCACATTACCGTCTTCATCGGTCATGATCTCATCGAACCCAACAGCCCTCCAGTTAATTGTATCTGTAATAGGAGCTGTGCTTGTATCCAATGTACCTGTCAAATTTTCATACCATATACCATCAAATATTATCCTGTTCCCTTCACTAACCCCTGTTCCAGTGTCCATCCGTGAACTTACAATAGCCCAATCAGCCGAAGGTATATTGTAAACGGACAACGTCTTTTCTGACGGGTTCCCTATTTGACTGCACCAAATTTTTGTCCACATTACGCAGCCCTAGCAGTCAATTTCATATCCCCGGACACATTTACTAGTCTAAAGGCCGTTACAGCAACACACGCATCTTGAACCACTTCACTCACTGTACCACTAGGCCAGTCTACAGCTAATGCAATGTCGTTTTCTATATCCACGATGGTGTCCGTTGTTATTTGTACTTTGCCTGAACCCGTTGGATTTGGGGAAATAGTAAAAGCTACCGATTTTATTCCTTTGGGAATAGCATGCCAACTACTATTCCCGACCGAAGACAATTCTATTTTTGCTTCCCAACTAAACTCGTATTGCTCCCCTCGTATAGGGGAAACTTGCATTTGTCTGATCTTAGCCATTAGAATTATCTATTTCAATATTTTCCTTATGCATTACTATGTAACCCTTTTTCTTTAGAAAATCTACAAGAGGTTTTTCGTGTGTCTTAATAATACCTCTTATACATTTTCTAAAGAAAACTTTGCCCTCAAGTTTTAGTTCCCCCTCAAAGCTTGGAGGTACACCAAATTTAGGAATTTCAGGATGTAGAAACCAGTACTGAATAACAGTAACCGGTTTTGAAATTCTCTCCTCTGGAAGGGTGGACCCCTTTTCTTCAACAGTGCCTTTGTTGTCGACTACAGGTCCACTTTCCTTTTCATCATACTCTTTTTGAGTATATATAGGCATTAAACTCTCCTAACACCCCTTAACCAATAAGAAGTCTTTTCAAAGGAGGGTGTTAATGCTGTATAAGACTTGGTCAGAAACTGAATAAAATCATCTGTTTCTGCTAGATCTTTAGTTACAACTAGCCCTTCAAAACGATCTCCTGGTTGATTAGTAAAAGGCAATTTACCGAGTCCCTGGATAGGGTCTAAATCCCATAGTACAACTGATTCTGGATAATATAGTCCAGCTTTTACGATAGGAAGATCTGACCGCATATGTGTCGGTACTGAATTATCCGCTGCAACTGTTGTCAACAGGATAGTAGTATCAACCCCGTTGTCCCCATCTGGAGACCCTTCAGCGTCATATGTAAACGCAGAAACACGTCTGATCAAGGTACAGTTATTCGCTCCGGTGGTAGTGCCGATATATATATTATAGGCTAATGCACTCTCCACCCCGTCTGTCAAGTGAGGTGCATCAAGGTCTATTGTGATAGATCCGGATCCAGAACCTCCTGTTACAGTTACAGGCTTCTCAACCCCTGCACCTTGTTCTCCTTCATATGTTACTGGAGCAATATAGACAAAGTAATCGTCATCTGCTACTGATCCACCAGAGGCTACACCCGCAACCGTAGGAGTTGACGACAAGTCTTCAATAGGTCCAAGTGAAGTGGTTTCAATGATAGGAATATCACGGTAAGCATTTAACCTCCAACCACCTCCGATATCTACTTGAGTAAGTCCCGCACCAACCAATCCTTGATTGAGTCTAACGTTAGTCAGTAAACTAGAAACTTTGGAAAGCATCTCCGGTGTCATCATAAACGCTCTTCGGTGTCTAGCTCCGCCTTTCCTGTTGGAAGTGTCAATCATACTATCCAAGAATACAAGAGTCGTTGGAACTGCACCTGTTGAATCCCCTGCGGAATAGTCAACATAGTTGGTTTCAATGAATACTTGAAGACCTGAGAATTCCCACTCATTGGATACAGCGTTTCCCCATACCAAATAGAAAATCATATCCAGCACATGGGCCTGAATGTGATTTTCCATCTCATAGGCAGCTGCATCAATATACTCTTGAGAAGTATCAATAAGGAAGTTCGTTACCTTACCTTTACGACGAACAATCTTCAAGGTGACTGAATCCCTTACAGTCTTACTGTTTGTTGTTGGGGTAGTGGCACTCTCCCCCATAGCTCCGCCCCTTGAAGGACGTTCAGTGAGTCTATTAAACTCATGGGTCTTACCCGAGATCTTCTTTTGCTCGACCATTGCAAGCTCAGGACTAAGCCTGATAAGAGTGTCGGTAATAATTGCCTCAAGATTTTCTGGGATGAGTGCTGCACCCACACCAGAGGCCGTAGTAAGTGCCTTTTGAATAAGCGACTTATTACTTTGAGCATTCTTGTTGAATTGACTAAAAAGTCTTTTCATTATTTTCTCCTTACAAAAATTATTTTAAAATAAAGAACTAGTTAACTAAAGAACTAGTTAACTAAATAACTCATTAAACAGTGTTGACTCTCCTACCCAGAAGTCCGGCTAGAACATTGGCCTGAGCAAATGTCTTATGGACAGCTTGACTGTTGGACTTGTTAACCTGTTCCGTTTCCTGGTTTTGACTAGGTATCCCCAAAGCTTTTTGGATCACCTGCAAGATTTGTTCATTCTGCGCCGTATTCGCTTGATTCGTAGGCGTGATATTTTTAGCCTTTGTGACCTTCATTTGGTCAACAATTCCTAAGCCTTCCAGCAAGTTTTTCATCACGTCTGTCATTTCATCCATACGTGAGTTTTGATTTTTTTGGATCTGGGCCATTTGAGACATCACCTGTACCGCCGGATCCACCGATTGTTTCGGAGCTGACTTTTTGATCTCGAAACCAAAAGCGTTCCCGAGCAGAGCTTTTGCTGTATCGGGGTTACTGAGCAGGGCTTTCACAACCTCCTGAACATTTTGTTCAGTTTGTTCTGTTTGTACTTCACTCATTCTTTCTTCTGTATTGTCCGAAGCAGTTGAGGAATCTGACTGGGTGGTTTCAATACCCTTAATGATCATCTTTACCTCTTTTCCTTCTGTTTCGTCCTCTTCTTCGTAAGGCTCTGTCTCAGCAAGGTTGATCTGCTCTCCTCCTATGTCATCTTCCCCTGACATATCGCCTCCACCACTGTTAAGGGACACAAGTTCCCCGACAATGCTTTGAATATTGGACAGCATAGCCTCTTCTTCTGGACTAAGCATCTTCTGTACTTTGGTAGTTCTACCACCTTTTTTTCCTTTAACTTTCATTTCTTCCCTTTGGAATATACGTTATCTAACTTTTTAAGCTCTTTTAGTAAGGATTTGTAAAGAGTTACTCTACTCTTTTGTCCTTTACCTATAGGAGCGGCTTCTACTGTTTGAATTGTTCCTTCTTCTGTTTGCTCACCAGCAAAAATAGTGGAGGATCTCGTAATGAGTTGGATCATTATCTCTTTATACTCATCAAAAACAAACTCCAACTCTCGTTGTTTATTGTTGTTTTTCTTGAGCATAATTTTCTCAATGGTGCTTTCCAATGCGTCCTGGAGTTCCCATCTTTTCTTATAGAACATGTTCTCCAAGTTTTCCCGTTCCAAATTTTCCACAAGGGAAACCTTTAAAGACTCTTTACGTTCTGGAGTCACTTCTCCGAACGCTTTATAAATGGCAGTTACCACCGAATCTTTATATGCAGGACGGGGACAAAGGACAACACCATCAAGTAGAATATCATCCATCACTCCCCTATCTATATCACCAGTTTGGTCATAGATAATCGCTTCTTCGGGTATGATTCCTTCAATAGAAAACCCTTTCTGTCGTGGCCTATCGTAAGGAGGTGACCCGCAAACCTGCTTCCACAGGGTGTTAATTCTCTCTGCTTTAACGGGACCTATATCATCTTTTTCATCCCATAGTCCATATTCAGTATACCAGTCCCCATCATCCAATATTTTGGCCGTTGACATATACCCAATATCTTCGCTCTCTTTAATACCGTGGTTATCTGGGTACAATAGTATCTGTCCAGAATGGGCTTGATCCATAAAGGATTTGATGCACTTCTCCGTCATATGTTCACCGTGGGAGTCCGTTTTAAGTCCGGAGGATATCCCTACCATATAACGCCGCTTTCTACCTTTGTCGTCGGTTTTTTCTATAAAATGCTTTCTATCCTCCCATCGGTTTGGGTGGAAATTAAATTTTATCGACTTACCCACTTTTTTATCCATACGATTTCCTTTGCATTGGTAGTTTTGCCTTTCTTTTTCTTGTTACTATAATATCGTAATCACAATTACATCCTATAACCTGTTCAGCAGGGGCATTATTATCGTGAGGATGTTGCATCTGTGTCACCCCTACCTTTTTTAGTTTCCCCTTTATAGTCTTATATAGAGGTACTAGGAACGGTTCGTTGGGTTCAACCATTCTTCCATCTACCTCTATATGGCCTCTTCTAGGTTCAAAACTTAAACTATTATTGTGTATCCATTTTTTCCTTGCTGAAATATCTGGGTTTTTCGCTAAAACCTTATCAACAAATTGTTTCTTGGTAGTATTAATAGATCTTCTGACCTCAGTTACAGCTATATTATGGACATTAGAAGGCATCCCCAGTTTCGGATCTTTCTTAGTGTACCCTGAAAAAGTATTATTTATCCTACGCTTAAAGTCATTTGCTAACTCTGGATTTATCCTCCCGGCAGTTATACCTCGACGACGGATATAAGCCTCGTCCCCTGTTATGTGAAACTCGTCCAGTGTTTGTCTTAAGTCCCTTGTAAGGGCATCCCTCAAAGTGTCTCGGATTAACTCCCCGTTTTGCGCTGCCTTCGCAACACTTAGAGCCCGAGGGGGAACAATTTCCGTTAAATCTGGCATCACAAGACGTTTCTCTTGTATCATTACCTTCCGTCCTAGTTTTTCCCATTTGTCAACGCTTAAACGGTTCATTTTATTGGATACATTTTGGGTATTAGAGTCCAATATTTGTTTTACGATCTCAGAGTAGTTTGCCCCTTTTACAGGTTCAGCACCGTATCTTTTTTTCAATCTGTCAAGATGTACTTTTGCCATTGTCCTAAGGGTTAATCATTAGAAGGTCCTTAATATCGAACTCTACCTGTTCGTTTTCGGTTACATTATTTCTGGAAATGCCCCCAAGCACAGAATCATAGAGTATTTTCAACGTCAACACCCTTTCAGTGTCCGTTCCTGGGATAGCTAAGTCGTCCCCTTCTAGTAGAATCCATGTAACAAGGTCTAGGTTTGTTGCCGCTACATCTGTACGGGAATTAATTACATTTTTATCGGTGTCAGTAAGTGTCCAATCGATAGAATTAGGGGTACCTATTACCCCGTCAAATCCTGCGACAGAAATTCCAAACCCTATGCTTCCTTCTTCGTTTGCTTTTATTTCAACACATATAGACACTACGCACCCTCGTCGACAACGTCGGCAATATATGTGACTCTTATAATGTCGCCTATTTCGTTTACTGATCTATTCCCCGTTTCATAAGGGGATACACTGTACAAAATACCCGTAGAACCGTTCTTTGTGTCATCATCACAGAGGAAAACACCTCCTGTTGTTTGGTTTGCTACGGTCAGTGTAAATTCTGCCCTATCGGCGATATTTGTGGCACTAGCTCCGGTTTGTACCCTGTTCCAAGTTTGACGAACGGTTTCACTATAATTAGTATGAAACTCTACCCAACCTGAATGACTAGACATAGTGTCACCAGCATGGGGAGTAGGACTTCCCGTTGTAAGGCCTAGGTATTGGGTTTTACTTGTTAGACCGTTAGTTAACAGTTCAGCAAGACCGACACCTACAACCAAGTTTCTAAATTTTTCTTCCCAAATTACTTTTCCAGTCGACGGTCTAAACATGTCGACAACATAATAGCCTTTAGGTCTTACTTTAGATACTGCTTTCATGAGTTTTTTATTACACTAATTGTTGGAGTTTTCGGGGTTACTGAAATTTTGATCTGTTTTGTTTCTATTTTGATACAAGGTACTTTTACAAATACTGAGATGGTTATTTTTCCTTCAAACAATGTTCCTTCTAATGTACTGTTAGAATCGGATGCTTCCACACCTTCTGTTACAACTTCCCCAAAAATCGCCAGTGCGGAAATGACGTCACTTGCGGTTGTTCCTTCTTCTACGGTAATTTCAAATACAAGGGTCTCATTAATAAAGTCCGTTGCAACCGTACCTTCCGTGATCGACTCCACTAAGAGCCTAACTTCATTAACGGTGTCTCCGGCTTTTATTCCTTCGGTAATTGACTCAACTAAAATCCCTACGTCGGTGATTGTGTCTCCAGCTTTGATGCCTTCGGTTACTGATTCAACCATAATACCTAAACTGGCTATTGTGTCTCCGGCTTTTATTCCTTCGGTAATTGTTTCATCAAAATATACTGGACCTGAGGTATAAGTAACGATTAGATATGGCCTTTGACCGTCTGTCCCCTCTGAAGATGTAAAAACTCTGTAAGTACTGTCATCTGCCCCATCGGTCCTCTCAATATGCTCCCCATAATTTACAAGTGTTCCATCGGCGTAGTCCTCTATAATTGCGGCAAATGTCCCTGTATCTGTTACAGTTTGGTATACTCCCGTTGTACCGTTCGAGGAAATACTTGCCGATGTTGTTGCTGATCGATCATTCCCGTCTGATAACGCTCCGCCTGTTGTCCAGTTGCTCGATGTTGCAAAAATATTCCATGTAGCCTGTGCCTCAATCCAGTTCCGCAATAAGCGTTTTATACTTAGCGTTTGTGTTGATGCACCTCCTGCATTTTTAAGGTATAATCCTAATGTGACACTTGAGACTGATAAAGATGAGGGTAGAGATGAAATCCCGGAAAAACTCAGTAAAGTATTGTAGTGATCACCTCCTGCAAATTTTGTCGCGCCAATCTCATTCGAGCTTCCGTAATTTGTTGTTGGTGAAGCTTGGCTCAACAATGAATCATCAGTTCCGGCGAAATCATCACCAGTATTATCCCCAATAATTACTGTAGGCATTTACTACTCACCGAAAACGTCAGTGTACCCATCTGGCAAA